GCCTGGTTCTTTGTTTGGTTACCTTAGTTTAATGAATCAGAATGCTAATAACCATTCCATATTCCATCAAAATCTAAAGGAACATATCCAAACACTTGTTGTAGACGCTGCTTATCCTTTGATTTCCAATATAATAGTTGGTATGAACGTGACAAATCTTCCACTATTGCTGGATCAGCATATAATAAATTGTATGCATGTTTTCCTTTATATAGTGGTTCTATGGTGTTACCGAAATCAAAACCAGCAAACTCTGGTTTATAAACTACCTGTTTAACGATGCAATACTCATTCATCTTATCGACATATTGTTCCATATTTGGCACAATTTCCTGCAATGTATCATCACCAAGTGTCCATATTCGTCCAGGTTTTACCCCAATCTCATAACAGACTCTATGGTGTAATATTAACTGCATTATTGAATTAGATGTTATAGTATTAACGCATCCAGATTTCATAACTCCATTATATCGTGCTTGTAAGACCAAACCACCTGATGTGACATAATATGGTTTATTAAATAAACTTTTATAACGAAAAGCAGCTAACTCTAACCACTTATCCTTATGTTTACCATAAACTAAATTAGTCCTGATCATTAAGTCAATCTCGCACATCCATTCTTTAACAGTCCAATCCCAACTACTTTTATCAAGTGCAACTACTCCCGTTTTTGGAACCATACGCCATCCACCTAGAAAAGGTGTCCACCCTACTTTGAGTGGTGTATACATCCAACTATCTACGATAGCTTGATTCTGATCAGCAAATAATAATTGATCAATAATTTGATCAATTATAGAAACTGAACTTATTAATCTCCATCTCTTATCACGAATTTTGCTAAGTTTGTGCGCTTCCTGCTTTACAAACAATCTTATTGGATCACAAGTTCGTTCATTAATACGTTGCTGTACCAATGGCCAAACTTCCAATAATCTTTTATCATCAACAACACCTTCCTTAACTGAAAAGAATTGTCCATTATTAGCAAAATTATAATAATATGGGAATCCTGGTGATGAGTTCCAATTAATGTTATTTCTAACTATTCTCTCGTAGTGACTAAATTGTAGGAAATCTTCGGGTATTTCTACCATTACCGGTTGTAGAAGATTACATATTTCAGAAACAAGTTTACGAGTTGCTGATAATGATGGACCATCATTACGTAACTCTTTTCCTTGTCTCGAATGCCAAGCCAATGATTCCATTTCAGCATCGTGACCAAGTTCTGGCCAATCATATGCTTTAGATTTTTCTTCAAAATCTAACATTGGAATCTCCCATGGGTATTTTTCTGGTTTATTGACATCTACATAGACTTGCTTGTAGATGCCTTGGATTTCAAAATAAGCCAATAAGCCCAATTCGGCGGTTTGTAATTGATAAGATCGAACTTTTTGTTCGATAATAGTCTGGCATCCTCCACCGGTAAGACCATGCCGTTGCAGTAATTGTCCCATATTTTTAAAATCTTCTCGTTCCTCTTGATCCGATTCAATCTTTTCGAATTCCTTACAGGTTTCCGAAAATTTTTAGATTTTTCTTTGGTGACTACTGGTTGTTTGGTTTCGACTAAAACTTTTGGTTTAGTAATTTGTTTCTCCTTCAAATTACTAGATTCTGGTTGAAACTTTACAGTTTTAGCCTTATTTGAACCTTCACTGCCTAACAGCACTTTTTCAACGGTTGACACTCTCCTATCAAGTGAATCCAACCTCGACAATACAACCTGATGTCTAACATCACTTGTATTGTAAGCAGTTTCTACTAGTCCAGACTTCTTAGAATTCGATTCCTTATTAACAAGAAGAGTTCTTAAATTGCTAATGCCATTTGTTGGGACATCAGCTAACAACTCTTTAACCTTGTCTAAAGAACTCCAATCAAAATCTGTTCTTTTAGATTTTTCCATATCGATACCCATATCATGTAAATTCATTATTGCTGCCCAACTTCCACTTTTTGCTTGTTCTTTTGCATCTCTAATGTCTTCTTCAGTCCAAGTACTAACTTGAGCTTTAGATAAAACATCAGCTGCTTTAGTTGGCAAATAATCTTGTGGATCCAATCTGACTCCTTTTCTTTTCTTTGACTCAGTTTGTATAGTCAAATCCTTTATTTCATTGATTATAACTGAAGACGAAACTCCAACATTGTATTCACCAGCTGCACCTATATGAACACCTACTGCAACTCCATTAACTACATAAGGAGCTCCCGACATTCCTGGCTCTGTACTAGCGTCATAGATCAACATACCAACTTGTGGCGATTTGCTGACCAAACCTGACGATGCTACATAACCATTATCTTTTATACCTGTGCAACTAGCTGCTACATTAAATTTAGATTGTACACTTATTTCCGAATGTCCTAATTTAGCCCAGACATCACTATGTATTGGAACATAGCATAAGTCACGAACAATATCGGACATAATCGGTGTTGTTTGTATCATAACACCTCCGTTACCTTTTCTTGATTGCATCATTGCCATTCCTTCAGAATCTTCAAGAACATGATTTGGAACTACTAGATAGTTTCCAACTCTAATACCAAACCCTATATGTGAATTATACAAATAACCCACATGGTATATTGGTATTTGTCCTTTTGGCAAATCTTTTACCGTATAAAACATTGAACCATTTTTCATAGATTCATATCTAAAGATATGTCCATAGTGTTCAATGCCTCTATACTTAAGTAACGTTGATGATACTTTTGGCATCAACCAACTAAACAACATATA